TAGTCGCCGCGCATCAGGCCGTCTATGTTGAACTGGACATAATAAACGCCCTTCTCACGGTCTGTGAAAAGAGCGCGGTTCATGCTCTGCTCAATGCGCACCAGCCAGGGACGGATGGTGTGGACGGCGAAGTCGATGGATTGGTGCTCGATGTTGGAGAACGTGGCATGCTCAAGGTTACCCACCAGGTGCGGCGGCACGCGGAAGATGCGGCAGATCTCATCCACCTGGAACTTCCGCGTCTCAAGGAATTGGGCCTCGTTGTTTGGCATGGCGATGGATTCAAAGCGCATACCTTCTTCCAGCACACAGACCCGACCGGCATTGGAAGAGCCGCCATAGGCTGCGTTCCAGCTTTCCCGGAGCGCCTTGGGGTTCTTCACCGTGTTCGGGTGCGTCAGGATGCCCGAGGGCCGAGCTCCATTGGAGAAGAACTTCCCGCCGTATTCCTCGGCGGCGATGCCCAGGCCGATGGCGTTGCGCTCAATGGCGATGGGACTGTAGCCCATGATGCCGTCGAAGCCCAGACCGGGAATGTGCAGCACATCCTCGGGTGCCAGCGTCACCGCCTCACCGAAGGTGGTGGTGTACACATACGTCAGCACGCCGTTCTTGTCCCTGTCCACGTTCATCTTGTCCGGGAGCAAGGGGTACAGGCTGGTGATCCGGTTCCGCCCCGTCCGGATGATCTGGCAGTAGCTGTTCCCATAGAGCAGCAGGTGCGCCAGCATGACCTCCCGCAGCACGAAGGAGGTCATTTCGCTGTTGGGTTCATCATGAAGCAGCCGGTACAGCGGATGGTCCGTCGCCTTCTTCGTGCCCTCGCCCTCCACCTGGTATACGCCCAGTGGCAAGCTGGCAATGGTCTCTGAGATGACGCGCACACAGGCGTAGACGGTGGACAGCTGGATCGCCGTTTGGACCGTGACGGACTTCCCGGCACCGCTGCTGCCAAAGAAGAAGGACGGTGCGCCGCTGACGCTGTCCTGCGGGGAGCGTCGCCTACGGGGCTTATCCCGTGCCCGGAACAGCCTATCGAATGGATTCTTCATGTTCGCTGTTTCCTTTCCTGTAGTTCATGTGGTATACTGTCCATATCGAATGAACAGGGAGGTGACCGTATGGTCCTTCGGTTCCATGACACTGGCAATCTTCAGAGAGCAGTGATGGACGGTTGGCTTGCTGACCCTGATCACGCCTTTACTATGAAGCAGCACATCTACCTGCTGGAGAACAGCGATCTGTACATCGACGATGATTTCGACCCAGAGATGATCGGCATGTTCATGATGCGCCTGCGTACTCACAACTACTTCGAGGAAGACGCAGAAGCCATCGTTCCAAGGCGATAATACTGTAGTCATTACAAGCCCCTTCCTGTCTTACGGTCATGGCAGTCCTTGCACAGCGCCTGCCAGTTTTCCTGGTCCCAGAACAGATACTGGTCACCCCGGTGCGGAATGATGTGGTCCACCACCGTCGCAGCGGTCAACCTACCTTCTTTCTGGCATCGGACGCACAGTGGATGCCGTCGAAGATACGCTGCCCGTGCCTCGCGCCACTTGCGGTCATACCCGCGATAGGCGGCTCCACCGCGCAGACGGTCCGCGCTCCATTTGATGTGCTCCGGACAATACACTTGACCCTGTTCGCAGAAGCCTACACATCCAGGATAGCGACAGGGCCTTCTCGGCTTCATTGGCATAAGGACTACCTCGTTTCATAGCTATCGTTTGCATTGCATTTCGTATTGCGTTTTATGTTGCGCTGTGCTATACTATCTATGGAGGGATTCCCATGAACAGCAAGGATCGCTTTCTCAGTCTTGATTTTAGCGAAGTATTCTTCGACTGGGATGACAACAAGGAGCAGCGCAACTTTATCAAGCACGGGGTACGGTTTCGCACTGCTGTCAAGGTTTTCTTTGATCCGCATAAGGTAGGTCGCGAAGACCTTGAGCACCCACCTGAAAGGCGTTATGACGTTTTAGGGATGGTCGGTAAAGTTCTCTTCGTCGTTTGCGCATACTATGAAGACACGAACACTGTAAGAATTATTTCTGCCCGCCGCGCTACCGTCCGTGAGAAAGAGAGGTATATCTATGGCGAGGATTTCGATGAAAGATATTAGTCCTGAGCTCACAGCCGAGGAGATCAGGGAGCTTGAACAGGCAGAACAGAAGCCCATCGTCTTTGATGACGATTGTCCTGAAATGACCGTCGCGCAGCTGCTCGAATTCAAGCCGTTTCGTCAGAAGAAGCAGCCTAAGCAAACCGTATCATTGAGGCTCTCCCCAACAACGCTGGATCTCGCAAAACGATACGGCAGCGGATATACCACATTCCTAAGTCGTTTGCTGGATGAAGCAATCAAGGACGAAGCACTGGTAAAGCGCTGTCTCTGAGGAATATGGCACGCTATAGTACCGGGTCGTCCTGAACACCACCCACCATGCGCTGAATATCACGCTCAGGAAAGCCACGATAATCAGCCCATAGATGAACAGGATAATCCTATCGTCTCTCCTGCGTTGTTTCTTGGTGTAATGCTTGCTCATCGGCATTGCATCCTCCTGTTTTCTCACAGAACGAGTAATCCACGGTCATCGTAGACGGAACCGGCGTTCTGGTCCTTCATGGCCCTGTCCAAAGCCATGACCAGCGCCACCGCGCCGTCCACCTTCTCCGTGGATTTCTCTTTGTCTATTTTCAGGTTGCCCGCCGGATCTGTGCGCACGAAGGCATTGTCCATGTTCCACCGGAGCACTGGGTGCCCGCCGTGATTGAGCTTTCGCTCGAGCACGATGCGCATCAACTCCTTCGTAGGCGGGCTCATGTCGCGGAAGCCTTGTCCGAAGGGCACCATCGTGAAGCCGTCGTCCTCCAGCTGCTGCACCATCATGGTGGCGTTCCACCGGTCGTAGGCGATCTCCCGGATGTTGAACCGCTCCCCCAGCTTCAGGATAAACTGCTCGATAAAGCCGTAGTGAACGACGTTACCCTCCGTCGTCTGGATGAAGCCCAGACGTTCCCACTTGTCATACATCACATGATCCCGCCGGACGCGCAGCTGCAGCGTATCCTCCGGGAGCCAGAAAAACGGCAGCACAATGTACTGCTCATCCTCATCCCTGGGCGGGAACACCAGCACCATGGCTGTAAGATCGCTAGTGCTGGAGAGGTCGAGCCCAGCATAGCAAGGACGACCCTCAAGGGCATACTCATCCACAACGCCGCCGCACTCGTCCCACCTATCCATGGGCATCCAGCGGACGGACTGCTTGACCCACTGATTCAGACGCAGCTGGCGGAACATATTCTCGTCGGCAGGCGTCTCCTGGGCCTTGCGGAAGGCGTCCCGCACTTTGTCAATAGTGATGGTCTTATCGAGAGACGGATTCGCACGGTACCAGTTGTGCTCGTCCGTCCAGTCAGCGTCATCCGGAAGGCCGAACAGGACCGGGTAGAACCGGGGATCGTCCTTCCTGCCCTCGATGATATCCAGTGCCTTCTGGTGGACCTCCCAGCAGATGCTGTTCCTGTCCGTGCCTGCCGTCGTAAGCAGAAACCACAGCGGCTGCTTTCGGGCGTCGCCGGAGCCCTGGGTCATAACATCGTAGAGGGCGCGGGTCGGCTGGGTGTGCAGTTCGTCGAAGATGCAGGCGCTGACGTTCAGGCCATGCTTGGTCGCCACCTCCGAAGATAACACCTGGTAAATGCTGCCGGTCGGCTGGTATACCATGCGCTTGGTGGAGGGTATGATCTTAATTCGCCTGCTGAGCGCCGGGGACTGCTTCACCATGTCCACGGCCACGTCAAAAACAATCGCGGCCTGCTGGCGGTCGCTGGCACAGGAGTAGACCTCCGCCCGCCACTCATCGTCATTGCAGAGCATGTTCAGCGCGATGGCCGCGCCGAGTTCACTCTTACCGTTCTTCTTGGGAATCTCGATATATGCCGTGTTGTACTGACGCATAGACGGATCCTCGTCCCGAACCGTACCGAACACATCCCGAACGACCTTTTCCTGCCAGGGCAGCAGCTTGAACGGTCTCCCATGAAATTCACCCTTTGTGTGCCGCAGGCACTCAATGAACTGCGTCACCCGGCGAGCCTTCGCTTCACTGAACATCCTGCCACCCGCCCTTCAGCACAGACTCCATTGGATCGTCCGTATCCGCCTTATCACCGGTATTGGCATAGAGTCGCGCCCGGCTGGACGGCGTCAAGCCGAACTCTGAGCAAAAGGACTGCATAATCTTCAGGTTTTGCATGGCGATGCTGACCTGGGGAACCTGCTGCACATAGCCACTGGGCGTTTTGAAGATGGTGCCATGCTGCGACAAGAACTCTTCCGCCTCGCGCCACCGTGCATAGGCCTGGCAATATCCCGCGAACGCCTCCAGGTCGTGCTCCGTCAGGATGCCCATTGCAATCAGGGAAGGAGCCAGACGCTGCCATTCCTGCTGAGCCTCGGGCATCAGCCAGTCAGGACATTCCACATTGACCTGCGGCGGCGTGGGTTCGTCCGTATTCAGCGGCCTGCGGCCCTTGCCGCGGTCGCCCTCCAGCACCTTCAGTGCCGTGGGCAGGGGCTTTCTCCCTCTGGTAGCCATCTGTCATCACCTCCGTTCTCGTTATTCTCATTTCAGTGTCTGCTGCTGTAGATGTAGGCCAGCGCAAACAAGCCAAACAGCGCCAGGATCGCCAGCAGCCACCTCCAACAGTCCACCAGGAACGTATCCACCAGGACTATTGCACTCATGATCTTTTGCTCAATGCTCATTTCCTCCAACCACCTCGTCATAGCTCAGCCTCTGTCCGTCTCGTAAAACAGTGACATTCTGATCGGGATACTCCATATGAAAGCGCTCCACGATGACCGTAGCGTACTTCGGATCAAGCTCCATCGTCCGGCAGATGCGGTCGGTCTGTTCGCAGGCCATGAGCGTGCTGCCACTGCCACCGAACAGATCCATAACGACGGCATTCGGGGCGCTGCTGTTCTTGATGGGGTAGGCCAGTAGCGGGATGGGCTTCATCGTCGGATGGTCCGCGCTTCGCTTGGGCTTGTCGAAATTCCATATCGTTGACTGCTTCCGGTCAGAGAACCACTTGTGCTTCCCGTTGGGGAGCCAGCCGAACAGCACGGGTTCATGCTGCCACTGATACGGCGAGCGCCCCAGCACCAGGCTGTTCTTCACCCATATGCACACGCCGCTGATGTGAAAGCCAGCCTCTTTGAAGGCCCGGCGGAAGTTGAGACCCTCCGTGTCCGCGTGGAAGATGTAGGCGCTGCCGCCCTCCGCCATGTGCGCCGCCATGTTCCTGAACGCGGCCAGCAGGAAGCTGAAAAACTGCTCGTCTGCCATGCTGTCGTTCTGGATCTTCTTCCCGTCAGCAGACTCATACGCCACATTGTACGGGGGGTCTGTCACGACAAGGTTGGCCTTCACGCTGTCCATAAGTACATCGACGGCCTCCCCGTCGGTGCTGTCCCCGCACATCATGCGGTGCCTGCCCAGTGTCCAGACGTCGCCGGGCCGCACATAGGGCTGCACTTCCTCCGGGTCGATGTCGCAGTCGTCGTCATGCACATCCTTGTCGTGCACCTTTGAGAACAGGTCGTCCACCTCGGCGGCATCAAAGCCGGTCGCGCCCAGGTCATAGCCGGACAGCTGCAGATCTTGCAGAAGGTCGGCCAGGGCCGTGGGCTCCCAGTCGCCGGTTGCTTTGTTGAGCGCGATGTTCAGCGCCTTTTCATCCTGCGGGTTCTCGATGTGCACCACAACGCAGTCCACTTCCGTCGCGCCTTCCGTCTTCAGCACCTTGTAGCGCTGATGCCCGCCGACGATGTTGCCGGTGACCTCGTTCCACACGATAGGATCAACGTAGCCAAAGTCATGCAGGCTCCGTTTAATCTTCTCGTAGGCAGGATCGCCGGGCTTCAGGTCTTTCCTGGGGTTGTACTTCGCCGGCTTCAACCGGTCAATCGGCATCCGCTGCATGTTCAGATTCGTATTCATGGCTCCTCCTTTGCCGCCCATCGGGGCGGCTTTTTTTGTTGCCAGGGACTACTGATACCCCCGGCCCGGAATTTGTCGGAATTTCACGCGAGAGGGGGGCGCGGTCTCCGGCGTGTGGCGGCAGAGATGCACA